ATGGATCATGAAACTCTTCTTTCATAGCTTGCAAAGTTTCAAAGTTCAAAAAGCCCTCCATCTGGTCAATCTTGAAACACTGTATCAATTGATCATAAGTTTCTTTTGTGCATAGATCAAATTGTGAAGCATTGCCTCCGTAAGAATGATGATAACCCTTATGGCCTATTACCTTTTCAATTTGTGTACGATTCAACCCTATGAACTCATTTAATTGCTTAAAATATGCTCTTAGTTCTTTATTAAATGCTCTTTCTATATCATCTTTTCTAGGTGGTCTAAACACAAGCACATTCTCAAATACTCGTAAAGGCTGTATGCCTACTAAAGCAAAGTTTGAATGCATGTTTTTTATCCATACATAATCGTGATTAAACCAAGTTTCTTTGAATGTCATTAGCTTTGCACAAAACATTCCTTGAGCTGTTAAAACAATGCTCCCATTATCCCTAATCACTCTCTCATACTCAGCCCAAAGCCTAGACATGTCAATGATACTATCCCATTCGCAAGCGGTTGTACCATAAGGCAAGTCGCAAAGTATCATGTCAACGGATTTACTAGGGATAGAGGGCATAAGGTCAAGGCAATCGCCTAGATGTATTGTGTTTTCTTTTAGCATTAGTGATTCCTCATCGCCTTGATATGCGATTGAACGAAGTTAAGTTTGCTCTTGACTGTTGGAGATGTAGCAGGCAAAGGCTTATCAGCAACGATCTCACTATCACGCCAAAGCCAATTTATGACATCGTATCTAAGAGCATCTAACGGATCTTCTCGACCGTCTTTTTTAGGTGTTTCTTTGCCATCCCAAGCATAAGACAAAATAGCCTTTCTAAAGCTATTCCCAATAGAGCTTGATCCTCGTTCCCATACTTCAGAGGTGCATAAAATCCTCCTTTGATGGATTAGCCGTTTAACTCGCTGAATACCATTTAAGATATCTGTTCGTATTGGATCAGTGCACCACCTAAAAGGCATTCCTATGCCACCTTGATCAGCTGGCTTTGAAAGCTCATGAAAGGCTGATTGAGCTGTGCGATCTGATCTTGCTGATCCAGCCTTATCACCTGATGCACCATCAAGCAAAATACGATTGGGGTATCTCTTAGCCATATCTCTAGGACAAGCAATCTTTAAGATATCTTTGGCAAGCTCTGACAATGTGATCTCTTGTGGATTGATCTCAGCACAGATGATATCAGCTTCTAAAATAGGATCATGAGTTAAGATCAAGACGGAAGGCTTTCTAAAGCCAAAGTCAATGACTAGCCTTGATGACATGCTCTGATCATATTTCCAATTGCTGACAACATGGGATAAAGTCCACTCGCTATATATCACGCCTTGAGGTGGTCTAGGTTGATTCTCTACCATTGCCAACCGTTCGCTTTCAGGCAAGTTCTTAACAGCATCAAACCAAGCCTCCGATAAGTTGGCTTTGTTGACATGGCTTGCATAAAAGATTGGAGTGCATCCAGCTTTCTCAGCAAAACTCACCCACCAAGCATCCCATACAGGCAAGCCAACCATGATCAGCTTAGGCGATGGACCTGATCTAAGACGCCCCAAGGTCTTTTGAGCAACCTCTTCGGAAAGAGTTTGACATTCATCAATCAAGGCAAGACCTGATGTTATATTTAAGCCTTCAAGGGGATTATGGGTGGCATCTCTTGTGCCTGGTCTAAAATAAGATCGACACCAAACAACATGACCATTTGGGGCCGTCCATTTGCCTTCTTGCTGATGATAAATCCATCCATAAGGCACAAGCCATTTCTCCAACTCAGGGCCTAAAACAGATCTATAGCGGGGGGCTGTATCAGTGACTAAGAGAGATGATTTATTGGGATGTATGCTTGACCAAGTCCACAAGGCGAAGACTAAAGCTGAAGTCTTGCCGCTACCCCAACCAGCACGAACGGCAATAAATGGATCGTCCGAATAGATCAAGCGATCAATCAGATCAACTTGTAAAGGATTTAATTTAAGCTCTAGCTCAGTCTTCTTCGTCTGTGCCATCGTCAAGTCCATTTGGGAGTTCATGCTTAATTTGTACAACTTGCCCATGCTTCTCTTTTTGCACTTGCTGAATCACATTGATGATAACCTTCGAGTCATCTCCCTTTGTGTTCATGTCGATGGTCTGCTTCTCTCCAAACTCTAAAGGAAACTTCCGAGCGAGTAGCCATTGGGAAGCTCTAACATCACTTTCAGAATGTCGCTGAATGTTCTGAAGGTGCTTTAGCTTGAGAGATATTTCAGCCCTCTTGACATCAGCCACCAACTCAGCATCAGCCTTCATCCATGAATGAAAAGTGCTGTATGAGATGCCAACAACTGAAATCGCATCAGTTTGAGAAAGACCTTGAGAAATAAGCTCAAGTATTTGCTCAGTTGCCACAAGCCTCTTCTTTTTTGCGATCTCAGCTTTATCTTCTGAAGGCTTTTTTGCGATTGCTTTGGTCATTTTAGAATCAACCGTATCGATTTTTGCAGTAGTTTTATTCTTTGCCATGATCAAGCTTTCTGATGATTTTAGTTGTGATTGTCTTTGTTGTTGCCTTTGGCACAGGTGCTTTCTTTGTTGCCATGATTATCCTTTGTCTTTGAGCCTAAAGGTTGTCCTATTCCCCAAAACGCTAATGCTTCCTGATAGGCTTGATCATTGTTATTTTGATTTGTTTTTAGTGCTGGTACTTTCTTTGTTGCCATGATTATCCTCTTTCAATGATTTTAGCAGTGATTTTCTCAATAGCATCATCATCATCGATCTCAAGGCTAAGATCAATCTGATCGCGATTGAGACCATCAAGCAGGAGTTTTTCAGCTAGCTTTGAGACCTTAACCTTATGCCTATCGCTGATCGTATCCAATAGGTTGATCAGCTTTGTTGATATGTAAAGGCTCAAAATCGATTTGCGATCTTTAGCTTTCATTAAACAATCACTCTTTCAGCTGTAACTGTCCAATAGGTCTTGCCGTCTGCTTCTCTTGATGTGATCTTGCCAATGATTGTGACTAAATCACCTTTTTTAACTTGATCTTGAACGATCTTTGATAGACTATTCCAAGCTTGCACATTAAACCAGGTGGTCTGAGGTTGATCTTTGTATTTCTCGGTATATGCGACACTGAAATTTGATACTTGAGCAGTATCTGAAATAACTTTGACGGTTGGGTCTTGACCAACACGACCAATTAAAGTGAAAGAGTTAAGCATTTTTATTGTCCTTGAGTTGTGAGTAAATGTTTGAAATGCGTTTGTTTGCCATAAGTTGAAGCTCGACTTGATCTGATAAATCTTGCACATGTTGATTGAGCAAGTCATCAATTTTCGATCTTAGTGCATCTCTTTGAGAAGGGAAATCCTCAAGAAAGGTACATACCAAGACATCAACTGCTAGCAATCTTGAAATTAAATCGGGGTTAATCATTTTTTTTCTCCTTAGTGGTGTTATATAAACACATCAAAAACTATAATATTATATAATATTATAAATCTTCTCATAAAGAAAGGTAAAATATGAAAAAGATTATTTCAGACGGATTTGTGGAATATGTCGATCACATGGGATCAGACCTATCTGTGGTCAATGCCGCTCGTGTGAGTTTTGCATCTATCTCCACATCATGGACGGATAGAGATGGCAAGCTCCTAAAATATCTTTGGGATCATGAGCACACATCACCATTTAGGCATTCAAGCATTTCATTCCGAATTAAAGCACCTATATTTGTTTTAAGACAATGGATGAAGCACCAAGTCGGTTGTGCTTGGAATGAGCAATCAGCAAGATATACTGAGATCAAAGAAGGCTTTTATTATCCCGATCATTTCAGACTACAAGACACAAAAAACAAGCAATCATCGATAGGATCGCTATCAGATGCAGAGGAAGACCAAGCTTTGATCTTGATTGATGAGGTCTACAATTTGGCATATGGCAATTATCAACAATTGCTCAAGATGGGAGTATGTAGAGAGCAAGCTCGCATTGTCTTGCCTGTTGCCACTTATAGCGAATGCATCTGGACGGCATCAACACAATCAATCATGCACTTTTTACGATTGAGACTCGATGAAAACGCACAGTTTGAAATAAGAGAATATGCTCAAGCAATATATGATATAACTTTAGGCATCTTCCCTAAAACCATGGAGCTGATCCAATGCACTGCCTTCGATGCCAATCAAAAATAAACTCACCTTTAGCAGGCTCAAGTGTTGAGTACCACTATTGCAAAAGTTGTCGCTCGATCTTTGATGAAAGAGCAATTATCATTTCATACGATGATATCTCATACGATGAAAGTTGGGATGACATCACCAAAGACGAGGATGATGATGAATAACTATTTTGATATTTGTTGGGTTGTGATGGGTATGATCTTCAATCCTACTCAAAGCAAGCAAGACCTTGGATGGGAAAAGATTGTCGCTAAATCAATTCCCTCTAGAATGCAACAGTGCTTGAAGGTCGCATCTAGTGCTGAAAAGATGGGGGTGGATCCTCATCTCATGATTGCGATTGCATACTATGAAAGCAAGTTTGAAACAGGCTTGACATCATCAGCTGGTGCTAAAGGTGTGATGCAGGTAAAGAAACATTTTTTTGATTGTAAAGGTTGCTCAGAAATTGAATATGGCATCAAAGCTTTTCAAGTGTGGCTTGATGTCTCTCAAGGTGATACATGCCTTGCTCTTGGTCGGTATGCAGTAGGCAATAAAGGCAAATGTGGCAAACGATCAAAAGCTGTTTTAAAACTTGCTAGTGAGCTAGCTTGTCTAGCATCAAAAGAAGATGATTGCTATGACTGCTAAAGATAAAGCTTTTTTGAGCATGGCTGAGATCATGGCAAGTCTATCACCGTGTAGTCGTGCAAAGGTCGGTGCTGTGATCGTGCGCGGGGATGTCCCAATTATATCATCTTTCAATGGGATTGCTCGCAAGCAAAGCGGATTATGTGGAGGGGCTGATTGTCTTAGAGATAGATGTAAAATAGCAAGCGGATCAGAAAGCCAAATAGGTTGCCACCATGCTGAATTTAATGCAATTGCGAATGCTGCTAAGAATGGGATATCAACAGATGGGTGCTCGATTTATGTGACTGCTCCACCTTGCTTAATGTGTGCTAAACTAATTCATCATGCTGGGATTAAAGCTGTTATTTATGAAGATCGAGATAATCGTTGGATATCAACAGGCGAAGAGTATTTATCAACGAATGGAATTGAAATTATTAAAGCCTAATATTTTTGTAAACTTTCCAATAATAGAAGATTTTTGTATTCTATGAAAACGCTTCAGATTAAATTTAAAGCCAATAACATTATCATCAAGCAAGAGTAGTATCTGATCATTAACCTTAATATCATTCTCATCATTTGATATTGACATTACAGTTGCAAGACCTTGATTTTTATCTACAACTTCAGTGATATAAACAACTAAGTAACCACTCATAGGTAAAATATAATTAAAATTATCGCTCATATTATATTCTTTTCTGTTTCTCTCAGATAGATCAATTCAGCTTTAAGAGAAGGATTTGAACAGGTTTTCGCCTTAAAACTGAATTGAAGAATTGTCTGCTCTAAGGTGCTACGCGTCAATGTGATCGTTGTCTTATATGCCTCATCAAGGTTGAGCAGACAAAGCTTAAACACTGGAGCAAGCTATTTTCTTTCAATCTTCCATCCATTTTCTAGCAGATGTAAAGTTTCTTTTGATCTCATCTTTGCATAATTCAAATGACTAAGAAAAGGATTTTGGCTCTTGCTTTTAAATGTAATATGCTTTCTTTGATCATCTTTTGTTAAAGAAAGATGCAACCCTAGATAGTAATATCCTTGAGCTAGATATGATTTAATTTCATCAAATAAAACAGCTTGTACATCATCATCTTTATGCAAGATAATTGAATACGGTGTTCTTGTTTTCTGCGATCTTGTAACAATTGATTTCTCAGAAGCATCCTTTTCAAAATCTAAAGCTAATTGTTGTCCGAATCTCTTTTTATGTCTAAATGCTAAACATATTTTTTCAGAGCTTAATTCCCATCCAGTTCTCAAGAAATGTGCAATCTCAAGGTTTCTTGATCTTTCATACAACTCATAATCTTGACCCGCAAAATGATTTTTAGGAGAAATCTGAAGATATCTACGTTTAAAATCACTTAGTCTAAAAATTGAAATTTGAGATGAAACAAATCTAAATCCATTTTCAAGAAAAGATAAGCATTTTTCATTTGGAACATATAATTGCTCATTGTCTTTTTTCATAATATGATGAAATCTTAGACTTTGATAAAATGCATTATGTTCACCAGCCTTGACAGCTTCATCAGCCTTGACGGTTTCATCAGCCTTGACGGTTTCATCAGCCTTGACAGTTTCATCAGCCTTGACAGCTTCATCAGCTTGAATTGATGTTGCATTGTAGCAAGTGCCAAGTTCTGAGAAAACAGAGATAAATTCATCACCAAATTGATCAGCAGCAACAGCCATCATTTCTTCATAGGTTTGATAATAGCATAAATCAAATCTTGAAAAAGCATCTGCTCCCAATCTTTCAACATCAGCCTTGAGTTCTGGATGTCTAGCAATATTGATGCTATTGAGCAAATTTGATTTTGATCTTGTGCCAATGAAAAAGTGACCATTTTTCTTATTGATGATCATGTAAATC